AGTAAAGCTATCGTACAACGTATCATGGACAAAGCTCTTAATGATGAAGATGAAGATCAGATGGCTTGTCTCAAGCTATGTGTTGATCGTATGATTCCAGTTTCCTACTTTGAAAAAGAAAAGAGTGGGAACAAAGGTGTTACTATTCAGATTGTCGGAGTAGGACAAACTACTATCCAAGAGGATGAAGATGTTATTGATGGTGAAGTCATAGATGGCTGATAAGAACAATCCTTTCAAAGGTGGTAAGTTTACTCCTTATGGAGTAGTATCTGCTATAGAAGGTACACCTAAAAATATTTGGCAAGCTCTTCCTAAATATCTTAAAGAAAAAGGAAAGACTGCTGTTAATACCTATGAGACTATAGATAAAATATTTAAAGGTGAAATTGATCCTGAATCTCCTGAAGGTATGCAAGCAGCTATGTCTGCTGCTATGATGGTAGGTACTGGAGGAGTAGGAGCTTCTGGTGCTGTAGGTGGTCCTGGTACTATGGGAATGTTCATAGGTAGAAATGCTGCTACCTTTGATAAAGCTGCTGCAGAAGAAGCTCTTAATATGGCTAAGGCAGGATTTAATGCAACAGATATTTTAAAACAAACAGGAACTCGTAGGTGGAAATCTGGTGCTAGACAAGAGTTAGATGATAGTTCTGCTATATTTAAAAAGGATTATCTAGATCTTCCTTTTGCAAATACTAGATTAAAGTCTATGATAGATCATCCTGAACTTTTTAAAGCTTATCCAGAGTTAGAAAATCTTAAGATAATAGTTAGAGACGACCTTCCAGCAAAGAATGCTGCAATGATCTTTAATAGGAATGAAGCTCATATTTCTAGAGAAGATGTTAATTCTAAAGATATTGAACCTTTGTTACATGAAATTCAACACTGGATTCAAAATAAAGAAGGATGGCAATCAGGTGCAAATCTTAATGATTTCATAGGAGGGCCTCATGTGCTTCCTTCAGGACAACAAGTTAATTTAACTCCTCTAGATAAATATATAATGAGTCCTGGTGAAAATGAGGCTGTCGCTACAGAGGCTAGACGTTTACTAAGTAGTTCTGAAAGAAGAAATAGATTACCTGAAGAAGACTTTCCAATAGACTACATAAACATGTATGATTTTTATAGATAATGGCTAACTTAGAAGTAAAGCTTCATGAGAAGCAACTAGAGATCTTTAATGATCAGCATCGTTTTAAAGTTGTAGCAGCAGGACGTCGATTCGGTAAGTCTCGTCTAGCAGCCTGGACTTTAATTATTGAAGCTCTAAAGAGCTCAGATAAAGATGTATTCTATGTAGCTCCTACTTATCAACAGGCTAGAGATATTCTCTGGTCTTTGTTAAAAGAAATTGGGCATGATGTTATTGCATCTGCTCATGAGAACACTTCAGTACTTACACTGATTAATGGTCGTAAGATCTATCTAAAAGGATCTGATAGGCCTGATACACTTCGTGGTGTTGGTCTTGCATACGTCGTAATCGACGAGTACGCTGACATGAAACCACAGGTGTTTGAACAGATTCTGCGCCCAGCTCTAGCTGACGTACAGGGTGGAGCTCTATTCATTGGTACGCCTAAAGGTCGTAATCACTTCTACGAACTCTTTAAGTACTGTGAATCTGAGAAGGATGAAGAGTGGGCTGGCTTCCATTATACATCTTACGATAACCCATTATTGCCGCACTCTGAGATTGAGAAGGCTAAACTCTCTATGTCTAGCTTTGCATTTAGACAAGAGTTTATGGCTTCTTTCGAAGCTGCAAGTAGAGATCTATTCAAAGAAGAATGGATTCAGATTGAAGAAGAAGAACCTTCCGACGGAAGATACTTTATTGCAGTCGACTTGGCAGGCTTCATTAATGTAGATAGAGAGTCTGGTAATAAGAACAAGAAGTTAGATGAAACTGCTATTGCTATTGTTAAGGTTCATGACAACGGTTGGTGGGTTGCTGAAATTAAACATGGTAGGTGGGACATCAAAGAAACCTGTCAACAGATTATGAATGCTGTTGTTAACTACGAACCAGTAGCAGTAGGTATTGAGAAGGGGTCACTAAAGAATGCTGCCCTTCCTTATCTTACAGATTTAATGAGACGGCATAATCACTACTTCCGAATAGATGACGTGACTCATGGAAACCAAAAGAAAACAGATCGTATTGTCTGGGCTCTTCAAGGTAGATTTGAACATGGTAAGGTACAACTTAACTATGGAGATTGGAATAACGAGTTTGTAGATCAACTTGTCAACTTCCCTAACTCACAGTTACATGATGACTTGATTGATGCTCTTGCTTATATTGATCAAATTCAAGTAGTTGAGTACTTCCAAGACTACGATGAAGAAGAGTATGAACCAATGGACGCTTATGCAGGATATTAACTTAGGAAAAAAAGATGCAGAATAAATTAGTAGAATGGGTTGTTGAATATGCTGACGAGTGGAGAGAACACCGTGATATCAACTATCTAGAAGACTGGAAAGAATTCGAACGTTTATGGCGAGGTGAGTGGGCTGCTGAGGATCGTACTCGTGAATCAGAACGTAGTCGTATCACATCACCAGCACTACAACAAGCTATTGAGAATCATACAGCTGAGATTGAAGAAGCTGTCTTTGGTCAAGGAGCTAACTTCTTTGACATTGAAGATGACATGAAGGACCAAGATAAAGGCGACATTGAATACCTTAAAGCCTACATGAAAGAATGCTTCAAAAAGAATAAGACTCGTAAGAACATTGGTGATTCTATCTTATTAGGTTCTATCTATGGTACTGGTATTGGTGAAGTTATTACTAAGAAAGTAAAAGAATTAGTACCTGCTACTGAGAAACTAGAAGATATTAATGCTATGGTTATTGGTACACTAGAAACTGACAAGGTTAGTGTAACACTTAAACCAATTTCTCCTCAGAATTTCCTTATTGATCCTACTGCAACTACCATTGATGACGCTTTAGGCTGTGCTATTGAAGAGTTTGTATCTGCACATACCATTGCTCAGAACATTAAGAAGGGTATTTACAAAGATGTTAAGTCTATGGGTGATGAATCTTCACCTGATTCTGACTTAGAAACATCATGGATTGATCAAGAATTCCAAGATGACAAGATCCGTATCTTGCGTTACTATGGTTTAGTACCTAAACATTTGCTAGATGCCTCTAAAGAAGAGGGAGATATAGTTGATCTCTTCGAACCAGAGGGAGAATCTGAGGTAATGGAAGAGTATGGTGACTTAGTAGAGGCTATTGTTGTCATTGCAGATGATCAATACCTACTAAAAGCTGAAGAAAATCCTTACATGATGAAGGATCGTCCAGTTGTAGCCTACCAAGATGACACAATTCCTAACAGATTCTGGGGTCGTGGTGTAGCCGAGAAGGGTTACAACATGCAAAAGGCTATTGATGCACAGATTCGTAGTCATATTGACTCATTAGCTCTAACAACTGTACCAATGATGGCTATGGATGCTACTCGTTTACCACGAGGTAGTAAATTTGAGGTACGTCCAGGTAAATCTATCTTGACAAATGGTAATCCTGCAGAGATCTTGATGCCATTCCGCTTTGGTACCACAGATTCAGGTAATATTGAGACAGCTGCTAAGTTTGAAACCATGTTATTGCAGGCAACAGGTACCTTAGATACAGCTGCTATGCAGGCACAACCTGTGGGCGGTGAGTTATCTATTCAGTTGTCAAGCATTATTAAGAAAAACAAACGTACTCTTGTAAACTTCCAAGATCAATTCTTGATTCCTTTCATTGAGAAAGCAGCTTGGCGCTTTATGCAGTTTGATCCAGACAATTTCCCAGTTAAAGACTGGAAGTTTGTCCCTGCATCTACACTAGGTATGCTTGCTCGTGAAGTAGAACAACAACAGTTTATTAACTTGATGAAGACTCTAGGACCTGACAGTCCCCTAGTACCTATCTTAATGCAAGGTGTGATTGAGACATCTAACCTAGCTAATAAACAACAGTTGTTACAGATGCTAGCTCAAGCTATGCAACCTAATCCACAGCAACAACAGATGGAACAGATGCAAATGCAACTACAAGCTGGTCTTGTACAGGCACAAACAGCAGATCTTACTACTAAAGCTCAGAAGCAACAAGCTGAAGCTCAGAAGACTGCAGTTGAAACTCAATTACTACCTGAAGAAATTAAAGCTAAACAGATTGCAGCTTTATCTACTAACTTAGATGCTGGTAATGGTGATGATAAAGAGTTTGAACGTCGTGTTAAAGTAGCAGACCTACTACTTAAAGAGAAGAAAGTAGATCTACAAGAGCAAGACATGATGCAGAATCGTGAGATTGTTAAGATGCAAATGAAAAACAACTTGACAAATGACTAATCTTATGGTATAATTATCTTAATAGAATGACTATTATAACATACTTTTTAAAAGGATGCAATAGTTTTGGATCAAGAATTACAAAAATATTATGAAGAACGTTTTACAACTATGGCAACACAAGGTTGGCGTGACTTCATAGAAGATGTAGAAAATTTCTATGAGAACTATAATAGGGTGAATACTATAGAAACCTTTGAAGAGTTCCATAAACGTAAAGGGCAGTTGGATATTCTACAATGGATTCTCTCACTAAAAGATGTGAGTGAACAAACCTACGAAGAATTACAACAAGAAGATTAACTTAGGCTTTCCAAGTATGGCAATTTACTTGGGTAAAAAAGTAAATATAATATTGCCAAAAAAGAAATTAGATACTGCCAAGTATTTAGTTCCTTTCCTACAATGCTATTAAGCACGGGAGAAATAATATGGCACAAGACTTAGATGATGTTTTAGTTAGTTCAATCGAAGAAGAGAACTTTGATCTTCCAGACAATCCTCAAGGTGAGGAATCTGTAGCATCAGGGGCTCCATCTGAGGATGATCTACCAGAGAAGTATCGTGGCAAGACCGCAAAAGAAATTGCATCAATGCACCAAGAAGCTGAAAAGTTAATTGGAAAGCAGGGCAGTGAAGTCGGTGAGTTACGACGTGTGGTAGATGACTACATTAGAGCACAAACATCGAAAGACTTAAAGACAAAGGAACCAGAACTAGATGATGGTGATTTCTTTGTTGATCCAAAGAGTACTGTTAATAAAGCAATTGATAATCATCCTGCTATTCTCGAAGCTAAGAAAGCTTCATTTGAGATGAAGAAGGCCGATACTCTATCAAGGTTAGGTGCTAAATACCCTGACTTTATGGAGACTGTAGAAGATCCTGCCTTTGGTGACTGGATTAAAAGTTCTAAGGTACGTACAGAATTATTTGTTCGTGCTGAAAGTCAACTAGACTTTGATTCTGCAGATGAGTTATTAGCTACTTGGAAAGAGAAACAATCAATCACTAAGAAAGCATTGGACACTTCGAAGATGGACAGAGATAAACAACTTCAAACAGCCGACGTAGGTTCTAATTCATCTACTGAAAAGGTTTCTAAAAAGAAATATCGTCGAAGCGATATTATTAGACTTATGCAAACTGACCGAGCCAAGTATGACGCATTATCTGAAGAGATTTTGAAGGCATATGCGGAGGGTCGAGTAATATAACATTTTAGAAAAGGAAATTAATTATGGCTTTAGGCTCTAATCACGTAACCACAACTACCGCTGCAAACTTTGTTCCAGAAATTTGGAGTGATGAGATTGTAGCAACTTATGAAAAGTCTCTTGTAGCTGCTAAGCTCTTTAAGACAATGCCAATGACAGGTAAGAAAGGTGATACAATTCACATTCCTACCCCTACTCGTGGCGCTGCTTCTTTAAAAGCTGCAAATACACAAGTAACTTTACAAGCATCAACAGATAGCGATATCGCTGTTGTTGTAGACAAACACTATGAATACTCAAAAGTTATTGAGGATATCGTAGAAGTACAAGCTCTAGCTTCAATGCGTCAATTCTACACTACAGATGCAGGTTATGCACTTGGTCGTCAAGTTGATAGCTCATTGTTACAACTAGGTCGTACATTCAATGGCGGTTCAGCAGGTGCTCGTTATAATGCTGCTTACATCGGTGGTGACGGTACTACATTGTTTGACTACACAGCTAACACAAATACAGGTAATGCTTCTGCATTGACTGATGCTGCTATCCGTCGTACAATCCAACGTCTTGATGACAATGATATTCCTGAAGAAGGTCGCTTCATGATTATCCCTCCATCAGCACGTAACACATTGATGGGTATTGCTCGTTTCACTGAACAAGCTTTCGTTGGTGAAGTAGGTAATGGTAACACAATTCGTACAGGTCAAATCGGTAACATCTATGGTATTCCAGTTTATGTTTCATCTAACTGTGACTACTTGAATAGTGCTGCTGATGGTTCAGGTACAAACTTAGGCCGTGCAGTATTGATCGGTCACCGTGATGCTGCTGTTCTTGTTGAACAACAAAAAGTTCGTTCACAAGCTCAGTACAAACAAGAGTACTTAGGCACTCTATACACTGCAGATACAATCTACGGTGTTAAAGAGTTGCGTGACAATGCTTGTTTCGCATTAGCAGTTCCTTTATAAGAAACTGATAGATGGCCCTTGCTTAGGCAGGGGCTATTTTTATGGGTACTTTTCTAGTATCTATAAGAATATTCAAGGAGATCTAAATGAAATTCAAATGTTTACAATCAGGTGTGGTAATCGAGTTCGTTCAAGAACAAGATATTAAAACAACTCTAGATAATCCAGCTTATGAAGTATATGAAGAACCAGTAGTTGCTCCTAAAAAAGAAACTAAAAAAGTAGAAGTTAAAGTTGAATCTGTAGAGGAATAGTATGACTACTAGTAGAGGTATTTACAGAGCACCTGGTGGGGTTGGAGATGCAGTAGCAGATACAAGTAACCAGTCTGCCACAGCTGTTGCGGCTGCGGCTGCGGCTGAAGCTAGTGCATTAGCAGCTGCTTCTAGTGCTACAACTGCCGCTGGATCTGCAACTAGTGCCTCATCAAGTGCAACTACTGCTACCAGTCAGGCAACTTCTGCAACAAGTTCAGCAAGTGCTGCAACCACTTCTGCTAGTAATGCTGCTACAAGTGCAACAGCTGCCCAAACTGCTGAAACAAATGCAGAGACTGCTGAAACTAATGCTATAGCTAGTGCAGAGTTAGCTCAGGATTGGGCTACTAAAACTACAGGGCCAGTTGCAGGGAGTGAATACTCTGCTAAATATAATGCAACTCTTGCAGCAACTTCTGCAAATAATGCAAGTACTTCTGCAAGTGCTGCTTCAAGCAGTGCTTCTTCTGCCTCATTAAGTGAATCAACAGCTATAACAAAAGCTTTAGAAGCTTCTACTAGTGCATCTAGTGCGGCAACGTCTGCAACTAATGCTTCTACATCAGCATTAACAGCTACAACTAAAGCAAGTGAGGCTAGTTCTTCAGCTTCTAGTGCCGCATCTTCAGCATCAACAGCAACTACACAAGCCTCTAATGCTTCTACTAGTGCTTCTACTGCAACTACACAAGCTGGAATTGCTACAACTAAAGCAGGAGAAGCTGCTACTAGTGCATCTAATGCAGCATCAAGTGCATCAGCTTCAAGTACATCTGCTACAAATTCTGCTAACAGTGCTACTGCTGCAAGTACAGCTCAAACAGCAGCCGAAACTGCTTTATCTTCTACACAAGCTATCTATGATAATTTTGATGATAGGTACCTAGGGGCTAAAGCAACAGATCCTACACTAGATAATGATGGTAATGCTCTAGTTATTGGAGCTTTATTTTTTAGTACAACAGACAACATTATGAAAGTGTATACTTCAACAGGATGGTTGTCTGCTTATGCTTCTTCATCAGGAGGTTTATTAGCAAGTAATAATTTATCAGACGTAGCTAGTAGTTCAGCATCTAGAACAAATTTAGGTTTAGGTTCTATTGCAACTCAAAATTCTAATTCAGTAAGTATTACTGGAGGAACAATTGATGGTGTAAGTCTACTTAATATTGTTGATTTAGATGTAGCTAATAATGTTCAGATTGATGGTAACTTAACTGTATCTGGTACTACTGTAACTATTAATGCTACAAATTTAGCTGTTGAAGATAATATGATTTATCTTAATGAAGGGTCTATAGTATCAAACCCAGACTTAGGTATTGCAGGTAATTACAATGATGGTACTTATCGCCATGCTGGTATGTTTAGAGATGCTTCAGATGGTCGTTGGAAATTCTTTCACCAATATACATTAGAACCTGATGCTTCTGCTTATATAGATACAAGTCATGCTTCTTTTGCTTTAGCTGACTTACAAATTAATACTCTTTATGGAAATGTATCTGGTAATGTTACAGGTAATTTAACTGGTAATGCAGATACTGTTACAAATGGAGTAGTTACATCTGGAAGTTACTCAGATCCTTCTTGGATTGTATCATTAGATGATGGCAAAGTACTCCCATCAATGACTGGTAACTCTGGAAAAGTTTTATTTACTGATGGTTCTAATAGTTATTGGGGAACTGTAGATTTAACTACTAAAGCAAATACTGATGGGTCTAATGCTACAGGTACTTGGGCAATATCTATCAGTGGAAATGCTGCTACAGTAACTAATGGAGTATATACTTCAGGTAGTTATTCTAATCCATCTTGGATTACTAGTTTAAATTATTCTAAGCTTACTGGGACTATTCCAACATGGAATCAAAATACAACAGGAAATGCAGCAACTGCTACAAACTCAACAAACGCAACAAAACTTGTTACTACAAATTGGACTGTAGAAGAAGTATCAGGCGCATTGCATTTTAAAGTTGGCGGAGTTGCAAAAGCTAAACTTGATTCAAACGGAAACTTAACTGTTGTTGGTAACGTAACAGCTTACGGAACTATTTAATTATGGCATTAAACTCATCAGGAAAAATTAGTCTTGCTGGATCCACTGCTGGAGAATCTGTTGCATTAGAGCTTGGAAAGTCTGCAACTGGCATGATTAGCATGAATGACACTGTTGTTCGTGCGCTTGCTGGCATTTCAACTGGCGTTATTCAGCTTGATGATTTTTATGGAAAAAGCTCTGAATCATTTTGGATTGCATGTATTAACGGATTAACAAACACCCCTAGGATGGCTGATAGGCATAATATAGATGTAGATGCAGCTGGAAACTTATATGTTTCAATACTAACATCCAATACATCAAATGCCAGCATATTGCGATACCTTGTTAAGCTAAATCCACAAGGACAAGTTTTATTTTCAAGAGTTTTTGGAAACGCAACAAATCCTTCAACTGGGAACGTTGGTACAAATTACGTTTACGTTGATAACGTAAATTCTTGGTATTATTTATTTGATAGCAATACGCTTGCAGCAACTACAGCTAATACATACACAAGAATCAGAAAATTTGATTTGAATGGCAATTTTATTTCAACTCAAATGGATTGGCATAAACCAAACAATTCATCAACCACACAAAGAACTGAGCCAACATCTGTAACAAGAATGGAAAACGGAAATATTCTTGTTACTTACGGCGTTGGTCGAGGCGTAAATGTTGTTTATAACTCTGATTTTACTTCAATTGTTTGGAGGCAAGGTTATTCATCTTCAACTGAATCATATAGTGGAGCTATAATCCCAAGCACTACATCAATGGTTAATTATAATGGCCGTATAAATAAATTTAGTTATACTGGCGCTCTTGAAAAACAAATTAACCCTTCTTCTGGAGGATTGGCCGAATGTGCAGTTACAGCAACATCTGCTGGAGTTTTTACTATATACAGAGGATCTAGCTCCGCTACGCCGCCTGAAACTGATATATTTATTAAGCTTAACAATAATTTAGATTTTGTATCTGCGGTATATTTTCAAAAAACTACGGCTACTCGCTACGATACCAATGCAGTAAATGCGGCGTTTGATTCAAGTGGGAATATTTACGCAGTAGGTTGCTCTAATCAATCCCCATCAGTCGCGCCTTACTTTACACTGTATAAATTAGATTCCAACTTAAATGTTATTTGGCAAAGGGCAATTACTATTAGCCCAAATCCAAACTTTTTTGGCGGAACCACTCTTGCATTAAAAAGCCAAATTCGAATAATTGGTAATTCGCTGTATATAAACACTGGGCGCTTTGTATTTAAATTAAATACCAACGGAAGTGGAACTGGAACATATAGCGTAAATGGATTTACTGTGACCTATTCAGCATTAAGTTTAGCTGCGGTTCCAATAACATACGCATTAACAACTACAGCTCTTTGGGCAACGCCAAGTATTGCTACAGGATCAATATCGCAAACCGATACAAATGTTACATTAACAGCAAGCGTGCAAAACGTATAAATAAATGACAGATCTTGAACTTATAACTAAGGATTAAGGAATGACTCCTGAAGAACAAAAAGAAATACACAAAGCTGCTATTAAAGAAGCTATAGGAGAGTGGCTAGATAAGCAGTTCATTACCTTAGGTAAGTGGACTCTTAAAGGATTATCTGCAATGGGCTTAGCAGTGCTTGTTTATCTGTGGGCAGCTGCTCATGGATGGACTATTAAACTATGATTAACTCTCGTAAGTTAGAAGACCTGCATCCAAAGGTTAAAACTCTTTGCGAAAAGTTTATTGCTTCTTGTGATAAACAAGGTATTGATATTTTAATTACTTCTACATACAGAGATGGGGAATCACAAAGTGCTTTATATACTCAAGGTAGAACTACTCCTGGAAAGATTGTTACAAATGCTAATGCTGGACAATCCTTCCACAACTGGCGTGTTGCTTTCGATTTTGTACCATTAGTAAATGGTAAGGCTCAATGGTCTGATGTAGGGCTATTTACTAAGTGTGGAGAAATAGCAGAGTCTGTTGGATTAGAGTGGGCTGGACGTTGGACTAAGTTTAAAGAGTTAGCACATTGTCAATATACTAATGGATTAAAGTTAGCAGACTTTCAAGCAGGTAAAACATTTTGAGTAAACCTTGGTATAAAAGTAAAACAGTTTGGTTTAATGCAGCTTCGGCTGCTTTAATTGCTATTGAATCTAGTATACATGTTCTTCAAGATGTGCTAGGTCCAGCTTCTTATCTTCCTCTAGTTGGCTTAGTAGCTGCAGGTAATATTATATTAAGAACAGTATCAACAGGTAAACTTACTAGATGATTACTATTTTAGCACAGAAGTATTGGAAACAGCTTGCAGGAATAGCCTTAATTCTCATTATCTTTTTGTTTGGATGGTATAAGGGCTATAGTTATGAACATGAGAAATTTAGTGCCTTTGTGTTGCAAACAGAAGTTAATGCTAAATTACAAGAACAAAAAGTAGAAGAGTTACAAAAGTCTCAGAAGAAAGTAACAGATAATGTATCTAAAGGATATTCAAATGCTATTAAGAAGTTTAGTACTACTACTGTTAGTAAGCGGGTGTACAACAATACAACCTCAAGCAGTGAAGTGTCCAACATACCCAACTCCACCAGCACAGTTGATGGAGAAACCAAGAGCAATTTATCTAGTACCATCAGAGATTGTTCCTTAGATGTAATACAATTACTTTATTTGCAACAATGGATTAAAGAACAAGAGATTATTAATGAGTGGTAATTAAAAAGTAGTTGACAAATATACTATATTGTGGTATAATTGTGGTATAACTTAGGAAAGTATAATGAATTATTTAGATATTGTCAATAGTATTTTACGTAGACTTAGAGAAAATGAGGTGTCTTCTGTTCAAGAAACTCCTTATAGTAAACTTATTGGCGATCTAGTTAATGTAGTTAAAAGAGAAGTAGAGGACACTTGGGATTGGTCGGCTCTACGTACAACATTAACTGCAGTAACTACTAGTACTTTATTTAACTATGAACTACAAGGTTCTACTACTCGTATTAGAATCTTAGATATGTTTAATGATACTGATAATATCATTATGCAACAACGTAGTACTAAGTGGTTTGATAGACAATTCTTACTTACAAATCCTGAGAATGGTTCTCCATATTACTATAATTTTAATGGTGTTTCTTCAGATGGAGATAGTCAAGTAGACTTCTATCCAATCCCTGATGGAGCTTATAGTATTAGAATTAACTGTATTATTCCTCAAGAGAAGTTAGTAAACAATACAGATAGAATACTTGTACCTGCTGATGTAGTTATTGAAGGTACTATTTCTCGTGCTATTTCAGAACGAGGAGATGATGGTGGTAATGCAGAACATGAAATGCGTTATCGTAGTATGTTGGCAGATTATATTGCTATTGAATCTGGTCAACGTATGGATGAAATTACTTGGAGTCCTTACTAATGCCTGGTGCTTTAAAAGCAGCAAGTAATGCTACGCTAGGTTTCTTGGGTTTAAATACTCAAGAGAGTGGTGTGACTCTTGAATCAGGGTACGCTAAGAAAGCTATTAACTGTGTAATTGATAAGTATGGTAGGTTAGGTAGTCGTCGTGGATGGCAGACTCTAACAACTAATAATGGTGATCTAGCAGACTCAGAGTATATTGAATCTATCTTTGAGTTTAGAGATGTAGGAGGTAACTCTACTTTCTTATCTGCTGGTGGTGGTAAGTTATTCTCAGGTACTACTACATTAACTAGAAAATTAGTTTATGGAGCAGACTCTGGTGGTCCAGTTCCTTTAGTAACTCAACCTACATTTTCAGGTAATCGTTGGCAATGGGCAGCATTACAAGAAAATGCAGGAGCTGCTGCTGAGTCTTATGCCTTTGCTGCTCAAGGTGGTAATAGAATGATGGTATACAGAGAAGGTGCTCATAGTGGCCCTTATGTATTTCAAAGAATTGGTGATTATGGAACAGCCCCAAGTGGTTTAGGTTTATTTGATCCTGATTGTGTTCATGCTGCTTTTGGTAGATTATGGACTGGTAGAGTTACTGAAAATAAAACAACAGTATTCTATAGTAGACTTTTAGATGGTGCTCATTTTTCAGGTACAGGATCTGGATTACTAGACATTGGTGCAGTAGTTGGAGGCAACGATGAAATTGTTGCTATTAGTTCTTACAATAAATTTTTAATTATCTTTTGTTCTAATAACATTGTTGTTTATGATAATGCAGATGATCCTACTACAATTGCACTAGCTGATGTTATTAATGGTGTAGGTTGTATTGCTAGAGATTCTGTACAACAAACAGGTACTGACTTAATCTTTTTGTCTAAGAGTGGACTACGTTCTTTACGAAGAACTGTTGAAGAAAAGTCTATGCCAATGAGAGAGCTATCTCTTAACATTCGTGATGACTTGGTTAATTATATTAATGGTGAAAGTCTTACTAATGTTAAAAGTGTTTACTTTGAAAGAGATGCTTTTTATTTATTAGTTTTACCTGGACTTAAACAATCTATTTATTTTGATTTACGACAAACACTTCCTAATGGCGCTTCAAGAACTACCATATGGAATAACTTAGTACCTAAGGCTTTATGTGCTACTTATGATCGTAACTTATATTTAGGTATGGCTGGTGGTATAGGAAGATATTTTGGATATGACGATAGAGGGGACTCTTATCGTTTAGAGTATACTACTTCTAATACAGATGTAGGTGAACCATTTACTCTTAAGTTTTTAAAGAAAGCTAAAGTAATTGTAATTGCATCAGGTACTCAAGACATTATTATTAAGTATGGTTTTGATTACAGTAATACTTCTTCTTCTAGAACTTATGCTAAAGACTTTGTATCTGGAGCTTCACAATATAATATTTCAGAGTATAACATTGGTGAGTTTACCTCTGGAACTTCTATCTCTGAGATTGATTTAAACTTAGGTGGGTCTGGTAAAGTACTAGAGTTTGGTGTTGAATGTACTATTGATGGTGCTCCAGTAAGCTTACAACAAATGACAGTGTATTTAAAAACAGGAAAATTAGCATGAGTAATTATGTAAAAGCAACTAACTTCTATTCTAAAGATGCTCTTCTTTCTGGGGATCCAGATAAGATTATTAAAGGAGCTGAGATTGATGATGAGTATAATGCTATTGCTGTAGCTGTTGCTACTAAAGCAGACTTAAATAGTCCTAACTTTACAGGTACTCCTACTGTACCTACTGCTCCTAGTACAACTAATACAACTCAAGTAGCCTCTACTGCTTATGTAACAACCGCTATTGGTAATCTTGGTACAATGAAGAGTCAAGATGCTGATGATGTAGAAATTACTGGTGGTTCTATTACAGGTATTACAGATTTAGCTGTAGCTGATGGTGGTACAGGTGCTTCTACATTAAGTGCTAATGCAGTATTGTTAGGTAATGGTACAAGTGCTTTACAAACAGTTGCTCCTAGTACATCAGGTAATGTACTAACATCTAATGGAACCACATGGACAAGTGTTGCTCCTGCTGGTGGTATTGGTATAGGGCAAACTTGGCAACAAGTAACAAGAACACTAGGAACAACTTATACAAATTCTACTGGAAAACCAATTATGTTAATTGGTAATGCAGTACGTAATGCAGTATCTACGGCAGGTCTTAATTGTACAATTAATGGCGTTGAAGTTCCTTTATGTTATAACACTAACTCTGATGGTGGTAACGAATCTGTAGGCTCTATTATTATTCCTATAGATGCAACATATGTACTTACTACTAAAGGTGAATCTTTATCTAGCTATAGAATTTTTGAGTTACGATAAATGCAAGGTAATGTAGTACAGATAGATAACGAATTACAAACAGTACTATTTGATTATGTTGAGGCACTAGGTAAAAAAATAATTATAGCTCACTGTGATGTACACAAGTGGACTAAAGAAACAAAACCAGTAATTCTGAATCAGATAAAAGAACTGGCAAGTAAACAGACTCTTCCGATATTTGTAGTGTGGAATGGTAAAGATAAAAAGTTTTTAAAATGGATAACAATGTGTGGCTTTGTCTTCTCAGGCTTTTCCACTACTGATTATGGTGAAGAGGAATATATGTATATCTGGAGTAACAAATGAGTAAAAAGAAACCTAAGGTCGCTAGACTACAGTTAAAACCTACTACTGTTTCTACAGGATATGGTTCGGGTACTTATGATCCTTCTACAGGTAATGTAAGTTACGCTCTTGATCCTCAACTTGCTGAGTTTAGAGATTACTTTTATAATGCTGCTGAGGAGTTTCAACCTACTCAAGAAGAAATGGACTATGCTTTTGACTTAGGTCAAACAGGTCAGTCTTTCTTAGACAGAGGTTTAGGGTTAGATATTAATAAAGTAACCCAAGATTACTATAACAGAGGTACTAATCTTCTTGCACCTACTCGTGCTCAAGAAGAGTCTCGATTAGCTGATACTTTATTTAAGACAGGCCGTACTGGTGCCGCTGTAGGGCGAGGTACTGGGTATGTTAATCCTGAACAGTTTGCATTACTTAAAGCTCGTGAGGAAGCTGATGCTTCTCGTATGTATGGTGCAGAGGAACGTGCTAGAGGTATTCAAGGTCAGGACATTCAACGTGGTTTAGGTTTAATTGACTCAAGTAATGCTTTAGCTATGCGTCCTTACAGTAATGTAAGTTCATTGTTTAACTTAGGTGCTGGTGTTGAAGGCTTAGGTTATAATGTTCTTAATACTGTAGGCAGCTTTGCTCCTATTCAAGCTGGCTGGCAACAAGCTTTACAATCTAATCAACAACAAATTAATAATGCTAAAGCATCTGGTGGGGGCTTTGGTAGTGGTCTACTAGGTTCAGTAGTTAATGCTGGTGTAGGATATGCACTAGGTGGTCCTGCAGGAGCATTCTCTGGATTTACTGGTATTCCTACATTTGGTATGGGTGGAGGAACTCCAGGTCCATTAGCTAACTGGTTTAGTAGTGTAGGTACAAGTCCTTCTTCATCTTTATTTGGTGATGGAGGATTTGGTAATTTGGTAGGTACATTTAATAATACTTATAGTCCTCCTAGTTTTGGTAATAGTGGACTAAGCATGTTTGGAAATGCCCCTGCTAACTTTGGTGGTGGAACCATTGGGCCAAACTTTAGTACATTTTAATAGGATAGAACATGGCAACTAACATTGTACCTTCTTTATTTGGTTTAACTCAACAACAAGTTAGACAACAACAACTAGCTGGAGATAGACAGTTTGCTCAAGAGTTTGCAGCAACTCAAGCTACTCCTTATGCTAGAGAACGAGCTATGCTTGGTGCTACATTAGGCAGTGCTTTAACTCGTGGTATTGCTGGATTATTTGGAATTAAAACTGCAGAAGAACAAAGAGCTTTCCAAATGGATGAAGCTTTAAAATCTGCTGTTTCTTCTTTACCTCCAGAAATGCGTAATAATCGTTCTGCAGTTATGGGTAAAGTATCTGAGATGCTTAGTGGTAATCCTGACTTTCAACGTGAAGCTTTAGAAGCTCAGTTCCAAGCTAATGAATTCGCTTTAGAAGATACTGCTACTAGAGCTAAAACAGCTTCTTATGTAGCTTCTGAAGAAGCATCACGAGCTTCTGCTAATCTTAATAAGGTAAGAGCTACTCAAGAAGTTCTTGATAATCAACAAAAACAATTAGAACTTCAAGGACAGTTTGCATCTGGTGCTTTAGAATCTTACAAAAAGAATACAGATCCTCAAGCTAGAGCTAGAGTTTGGAATAATAGTCTTAAGTCTTTCAAGGGTTTAGGTATAGACACAACTGCTATTGAAGAACTTCCAGAGTCAGAGCGTCAAGGTTATCTAGAACAAGTAGTAGAGTCTTCTAAAAATACTATGAGTAGAATTAGAGAACAAGCTAATATAAATACTGCAGACTATAGAAATCAAAAACTTGCTTTAGATAAAACTAAATTCCAAAGATCACAAGCATTTAAAGAAAAGCAAGCTAGTATCTCTAATAGTATTAAGCAAACTGCACTTAACTTATCACTAGATAAGTTTACATTTGAGAAAAAGAAAGTATTATTTTCTCAAGCTAACGACTTGCTTAAAGCTAATGAACGTAATCTAGATGATATTCGTGCAGACTTACAAGATGATATTGATGAAAGAACTAAACTAGAAACTGGCAAACAGTTTGGATTATCAGAGGAAGAGACTAAGGTTCGTAAAGCAGAGCTTGATGCTAGAATTAAACAAGGGCGTACTACTGTTAAACAAGGTGAACTTATTTTAGAAGATGCTCGTAAACAACTAGAAGGTACTAAGTTTGATTCTGCTCCTAGCATGGTTTCAGATGCTTCTAAAAGTACTCCTCCTATTAACTTATTAACTGAAGGTAAAGAAACTAAATTTAAAAATGGTCAAGTTTGGACTCTTAAAAATGGTAGACAAACTAGGGTTAAATAATGACAAATGAATGGGAAGTTGTAGATGATTGGGAAGTAGATGATAGTACTATTTCTCAAGTAGAAGATATTAAACAAAAACCTCAAAGTACTAATTGGGCTGGAACAGGTCCAGCTATGTCTACAAAAGAATACTTTAAGTCAGGCTTTGCAGGTAGATTTATTTCTAATGCTACTAGAGATGATCAAGAGTTACGTACTGAAGCAGATCGAATTGCTAAGCAACAGGTAGGTGCTTCCTGGAATAAAGTACCAGAGGCTAACAAAAGATATAGAGATATCTATAGTAGAGAATTTAGCAGACTAGCTAATGAAAGGGATGTTGCTGTCAGAGCAGAAAGACAAGCTACTCCTGAACCTACTGTTACAGAAAGTCTTAAAGAATTTGGTAAGCAAGTTATTAATGATCCTTGGGGTGCAGCTAAGGGTATGTTTTATGAACTTGGAAAAGATCCTGAACTACTAATAGCTGGTCCTGCTGCTCTTCCTAAAGCAGGGGCTGCTGCTACTACTGTTGGTAAGGCTGCTAGAGTAGCTACTGATATTGGTAAGTCTGCTGCTAAAGCTGGAGCACTTGGTGCTACTGCAGAGACTCTAGCACAAACTGGGCAAGTTGGTGGATATGATACTCAACGTATTGCTAACACTGCTGCTACATTTGCAGCTGGTGGTGCTGCTATTAACACTGCAGTACGTGCAGTAAAACCTTTTCTTCCTGAGATTAAGTTTAAACCTAAAGCTGTTGCTGAAGAAACTAAAATCTTTGAAGATACTAAAGAGTTTGAAGAGTCTCTAAAAGAACCTGTTCAAAAAGAATTATTTGAATGGGAAATTGAAGATCCTGAAAGTATTAAAGAAACAGTATCTGCATTCGATGCTCAAGAAAACCTTGAGTTTAATACTACAAAAGCTGCTGCAGATCTTCTTAAAGATCCTTTAGAAGAACCTAGAACTTTTATTGGAGATGCTTTATCTAAGTATCGTGCTATAGAACGTACGATTAATAATGCTGCTGAAAAGATTAGAGAAGCTGTACCTGAACTAGGTATTCGTGAACGTATTACATTGGCTTTAGAAAAAGATAGATCTTATGATAAGATTTATACTGATGCTGAAAAAGCAGAAATGCTTTATGGTACTAATGAAGTAGATCCTATTACTAATCGTAGGGTTAATATAGGTATGACAGGAGCTTTCGAAATATATGATAATGCTTCTACATATTTAGGTTTACCTACTTCTAGTAGATTTGTTCCTAAAGTAGATGCTCAAGGTAATTTAAAAGGATTGTCTCCAAAAGGATTTGACACTTTTTGGGATAACTATTTAAAAAGAAATAATCTTGTAGGAAAATCAAGACAAGAACAACTTAAACATTTTGAATTAAAGAAAAATAAATTAGAATTTGTAATTGACAGATTAGAAAAACTTCCTTCTGAAGAACATGCTCTTCCTGTTGTAGAGAACATTCAGAAAGCTTTTACTGATATTGGTCAGCAAGCTGTTGACGCTGGTGTCTTTGAGTATCTACGTAATAACTACGTAACTCACATTCTTAACTATAAGAACATGTCTGTGTCTAGAGACCAGTTAAATGCTATTTTAGATAAGATTTATAAAGCTCCTAAAGACAGTAGATTTGTGCGTAACTTTGCTGAGTCTCGTATCTATGATACTATCCGTGATTTAGATGAAGCACTACAAGGTACTGGTGTAGTAGTAGAAAGAGACATTGCTAAGATCTATGAGATCTATGCTAAGTCTATGCAGAATGCTATTATACAAAAAAGTATTGTAGATAAATTATTAGAAACTTCTATTGATGGTATGCCTGCTCTTACTAAAGACTTAGAGTTAGGTGTTAATGGTAAGTATGTAAAATTTGACAGTAAAGATTCTAGGATTGTTAAAGATTACATGGTACATCCTGATATAGCTAATATGTTAGGGTATGTATTTAGACAAACAGAACCATCACAAGCACTACGTGCATTGAGTGGTATATCTTATTTAACTAAAGCATTACAAACTTCTGCATCTTTATTCCATGCTACATCTTTAGCTTTTGCTAGGTTATCTGCAGCTCCTATCTCTACATTAAAAGACTTCTTGTCTGCAGGTGGTGGTACTAGGGAAGCTGTTAAGCTTTATAAGCAAGGAGGTCTTGGTGATGTTATTGATTTGGGTTTACGTAATAATCTAGTATTAGGTACTGAAGACGTAAGTCAAAGTATTATTGCTGATGCTGGTGTTATGGTAGATAAGATCCTAAGTAAAGTAGGACCTGAAATTACAGCTGCTCAGAAAGTAACAAGCCCATTTGACAAGTTCGTTATGCAAAAAATGAACAAGTTTACATGGGAGTACATGCACACTGGTGGTAAGATCCATTTGTTTACTCATGTATTTACTACAATGAAAGCTAAAAACCCTACAATACCTGATGATGTACTTGCTAAAGAAGCTGCTAGCTTTGTCAATAATACTTTAGGAGGTCTTGATTGGTTTCAAGTAGCTAATTCAGTAGCAAATAGAATTGATAATATCTGGCTTAAAGATAAAGTTGTAAAAGCTGGCACTATTGCTGGTAGGGAATGGGCTCAAGTTCTTATGTTTGCTCCTGACTGGACAGTGTCTACTCTTAGAGCTGTTACTACAGCACTACCTAAAGAATTATCTAAACCTAAGAACTGGGAATTAAAAGAAGGTGTTAAAGGTATTTGGAATCCTAAGACCCAAGGTGATTTAGCTAGACGATACGTTCTTAATACTGCTTTAATTTACTTGACATATATGAATGGTGTCAACTTAGCTATGGTAGGTAGAAACATTTGGGAGAATGAAGACCCTACTCGTGTAGATATTGGTGATGGTACAACAATGCAGTTAGCTAAACATAATATGGAAGCTGCTCATTGGGCACTAGATTTTTCTAAAACACTTAAAAATAAATTAGGCTTTATACCTAAAGCTGTTGGAACTATGCTTGATGATAGAATGACAGTTGTAGATAAAGCTACTCAGATTGGATCTAGTGCTTTACCATTCCAAGTTAGTGCTGCAGTACGTGCACCTAAAGGTGAGAAACTTAAAAGATCTTTCTGGAGCTTTATTGGTATGCCAATTTATGGTACACAACGTGAAGAGTTTCTTGATAGAGAAGTTGCTATTGAAAAAGCTAGGGATCGTGCCATGAAAAAGTATGAGAATGCTAAAAAGAAAGCAGAGAGATAAAATTTGACCTACACAATCAACGTATAACAAGAGAAAAGGGGACGGCTAATGCTATCCCCTTAATTCTTGCTAACTATTTGTTATAGAGCTTTGTAGATATGTCTATGACGTTTTCTTATATTTTTCCACTAAAACTCGTACAATTCCCAGGTCAATGATGAAGTAATGTGTACTTTCTTCTTCAAGATACTCAACTCCTACAGTAAAACCTGTAATAAAGTCCATTGAAATAAACATTAGTCACCTTTCTTAAAGTAAACTGTACGTTCAGTGAGAGTTTGAATATAAAACTTCATAGCTTGTACTTGCTGAGTAAGTAATTCAATCTCTTTTGTTTCAATCTGTGGGTCTGTTCGTAGAAAGTCAATTAACTTTTGTGTCTTTGCTACTAACTCATCACGTTCTTCTACTACTTTAGTTTGCCATGCTTGCATATTTTTCTCCTTAGTTAACTTCACAACTTCCACCTGAACAAGCTAAGTTATCCTTAGCCTCTGTTAAATCATCATGTTCAACTACCTGTGTTAAATCAATAGCTGCCATATGTTTAAACATTTCTTCAAACACTTCTTTAGTACAATCTTCGAATGGTGCTTGTTGATATGTACCACCATTGTAAGGTAGAACAGAAATACCTGTGTAGTCATAGCGATTATCCCACATCCACTTACCACACTCTTTCCATTCATCATCTTTCAATGAGATAGTGCATGATACATTATGTTTGTTGTTACCACTAACATGACCATTAGCTACCCATTCTAGATTGAATCGTTTAACTCGTTCTAAAATCTCCTTATAACTTTCTGTTCGTAAAATTGCACCTTGTGGAGCACGTTGTGGGAAACTCATTACAGCTTCTAAGTGAGGTTTGTATACACAGTCCTCAATTAAAGAAGGAAATCTGTCAACCATGTAGCTATATAACGGCTCATTCTTTCCAACACGCATACGACGGATATAATAATCGTTATGCCAAGCATGAATTCCAGAACTACTTCCAAGAACCAACGACGTTGTCCCTGCAGGTTTAACAGTAGTAATACGGGCAGAAGAATTAATACCGATAAGAGCAGCAACACGTTTATTCTCCTCTACTGTAACTGCAGCAGCTTCATTTAAGTCAAGTTTAAGTACACCAGCTGAGGCAATACCTGTCATTGATACACCAAGTAAAGCTTCTCGTTCTGTTGTTTCTTTCCAAACACTACGTAAGTAATGGAAGTCTGTATATCCTGCTTGTAGTGTACCAATTAGAGTAGCTGCTTTGACTCGTGCATTTAGCTCTTCTTGTGTTACTACATCTGATACGTTAACTTCTACTAGGTTACAGTACTGATTAGAGTTAAGACTAATCTCTGCACATGGGTTAGTACCAATGTCATAGTCGTTAGTCCAGAATACACCAGGTTCTCCTGAACCAGATAACTCTACTTTCTTCCAGATGTCATACCATTCTTGTTCAGTAACTTCTTCCCTATTAAGGACTACTGAATTGTTAGCACGACCTCGTTGTGGATTTAATTCCCACCATGCACCTGACTTAGCTGATAACATATCTAAATCATCCTTGTCAAACAAGGAGATTAATGCAGCACGTCTAATGCCGCCAGATAAGACAGCATCGGCAATATGACAAACCATGTCGTGTACTTCAATAGGCTTGAGTTTTCTTCCGATACTGTCATTAAGCACACTACGAAGCTTATCCAAACAGATACGTAAAGGGTCTGGTCCAGGTGCCTTCCCTCCACTTGTGATAAGCCTACTCCCTTTAGGACGAATATCACGGAAATCAAACACAGGGTCAGACTTGCCAAGAGTGTAAGCTTTAACAAGAACTTTAACAGCATCTGCCCAACCTTCAATAGAGTCTCCAACTAAGAATCTCCTTTGTTTAGATGATGGCCCAACAATCGTAGGTAGATTTTCAACATGCCGCTTCTGAACAGAGAAGCCGACTCCAGATCCACCAAGTAAGTTAAACATTGTTTCGCTAAAGACTGCTGGATGATCAACAGCGGAGAAAGCACAATTAAACATGCGGTTATTACTAAGTTCAATAGGAGTACCTCCAAACTGTAACGAACGCATCGAAGGTAGAACTTGCCTATTAAATACAAACGTGTATGCACTTTTGATTTCCTCTTTCATCTTAGGATATTTACGTAAGTGCATTGCCATGTTACGTTGCACTAACTCTTCCCATGTTTCTCGACGTTCTGCTTCTGGAACATACTTAGCATACTTGTTGAAGATTGTAATATCTGATAATACTTTCTGACTAATATCCATATTGTTTCTTTCTTTTCTAGGATAGTTTAATAAATTAATAGGAGGAAACCACTCACTCCAACTCAGCACAAATGGTTTCATACCTATCTTCAATCTTATCTGCAAAAGCGTATACAAGATCTTGAGTAGTTAATCCTAGTAGATCTATCAAGTCTACTTCATCAATCTGCTCAATTATTTTTTCTTGTAATTCAGTTATTGTTAACATAATAACTTCCAACCTTATACTTAATATTGAATCCTTGATTATTTAAATAGCCTACCATACTATTATGAACCCACTCTAAAGGAAACCCATAGTCTTTATACTGTTGAAGAGATAACACTTTATTTTCCTTGTAGTCTATTTGCAACTAAGGTAACATATCCTGCAATGTCAACCCAGCTATCATCGTAATCAGGATCACCATTTAAGATTCGCCCTATCTTATGAGCTACCATCTCAAGCGATTCTTTCTGATCCTCTTTAAGTCTACTCCAGTTTTGCGTATTCTGCATAATAAACTTAATACGTTGTGTAATGTTTGCGTGTCCTGCAAAATCACCATACCTACTACCACGTTCTGCTAAAGTATCTTGAATGTTAGATGACATTAACTACCCTTTCTGCTGTTCGACTACGTAAGTTTTTATTTCCTCGGAACCAGTTACCACAATCTTGACACTGATATCGTTGGAACTTACTTACTGTTGTTACTGCGTACCCACGTTTCTGGTGATGTTTACCACCACAGTTAGGACAAACAAGCTCATCATCGTTGAAGATGGATAAGTTTAAATGATGTTTAATCCATGGTCTAAACTTATAGTACACCTTCTCTAGAAGAACTACGTCTTG